GAATAAAGTTCCGGGGCTCTTGGTACAAAAGTTTCTATACCACCATGACCATTTGAACCTCCAGTCACTCCTGATCTTGCGGCAGTTAAATCACCGAAATCAGTTCCTGATCCACCTGATTGAAAAGAATTAAATTCTATTCTATTGGTTCTTCCTGGAGAAGCGGCACCACCACCAGCTACAATGGATCTTACTGTATTAGATGCATTTGCATTATAACCTGATGCAGTTGCAAGAGTTGCAAAAGCAACAGCGTTACCTAAACTATTTATTGTAATTCTATCAACATTAGTTGTGTAATCATCAACACCTGATCCTTCATAACCACCTGAAGCAAATGCAATAGTTTTAGATGAATTATTATTACCCATTGAACCTTTATTTTTTGTGAGATCACCAAAATCTGTAGAGCCACCTGAAGAAGATATTTCAAAAAATTCTATTCTATTTTGCCAATAAGCAGGTGCAGCTTTATAACCACCAAAAGTTAATGCTCTTGTAGAGTTTGCAGCACCACCAGGTTCTTGTACTGTTTGTGTTAAGTCACCAAAATCTGTCATATTACCTAATGTAGCCATCTCAACAAACTCAATGATATTTGTATATGATGGTGTTGAACCACCTTGTCTAAAACCTCTTGTTTGATTACTTGATGCTCCACAAAAACTTGTTGAAGCACTCAAATTACCAAAGTCTGAAAAATTACCTTGATTTTTAAAATGAACATATTCCATTGTATCAGTTACTCCAGGAGCACTTCCACCAATGGTAATACATCTTGTTACTGATGAAACACAGGCAGCATGTTTTGTTGCTGTTATCATGTCACCAAAATCTGTAGCATTACCTGAAGTAGCCATACTTATTTGATCAACATTATTAACAACTGATGGCGTTGCACCACCTATAAATAAAGCATTTTGTGATTGACTATCGATAGGATAAGTTCCTTCTTCTTTTATATTTTTAGTAATGTCATTGATCTTCCAAAGCCCTCTGGCTTGGTTTCGTCTAGGATAACTTTCAGCCATAGCTTAGTTCTCCTATGCGTCGTCTATCAGTTCGTACGATATTGTGACTACTAATGTTGATGCTGCTGATGCTCCGCCTCTAATAAGATCAGTTTCTTGTAAATAGAAAGATGAGTTTTTATCTACTATGTCAACTGAAGCGTGAGCTGGAACTGTAAGTTCATCAGCTAGTTCTTTGTGAGTTCCTGAAACTTCTGAATCAATTGTAACTGTTGCATCGTTATCTGTTACGTTTGTAACTCTAATTAAATTAATCTTGTTAACTTGATCTGATGCCGCTGTTAATAAAGTTGTTGTTAAAGTTGTACCTAAATCAGCTACTGCTGATTTACCGTTAATCGTTGTGACATTTACTATATTTGGTGCTGCCATTTTTTATTCTCCTAAATTCCTTTTATCCGAAAACTATCGCAGCTGCAATAGCTTTTCCCATTGATATACCGCTTGACGTTGTAAAACTTAGTGTTCCAGAACCATCAGTCTGTAGTATTTGGCCACTTGTACCATCCGCCGCTGGAAATGTCAAAGCATCAATAGTGACTGTTCCTGAGCCTTTTGGTTGGATCGATACACCAATGTTAGTATCACCACCCGATGCAGTAAATGTTGGTTTATTTCCTGTAGCTGCGTTTGCGTATGTTAATTCATTAACTGCAGAACTTGTAGCTGTTAATTTAAATAACTCATTTCCATTTGTATCTAAAATAGATGTGCCTATTTTAGGTGACGTTAATGTTTTGTTTGTTAAAGTTTGTGTACCAGTTTCTGTTACTGTGCCTGCTGTAGCTAATGATATTTCTTTAATATTAGGATTAGTCCCATCATTTGCAGTTGCAAAAACTAATTTATCCCCTTTGTCAGTTGCAGAAAAAGTAACACCTGAATCTGATCCAGATGCATATTTAAACTGAACCGTGTACGCACCTGAAGTTGAATTTCTTAAAAAGAAAAATTGTTCAACATCTAAAGGTATGGTCACAATCTGATTACCAGTTATTGTGCCAGTAAATTCAATCATTCTGTGTTGAGCAGTTCCAGTCAACGCTCCATCATCTACATCTAAAGCTGTAGTTTGTGCACCACCAGCAATTGATTGTGCATTATAACCACCAGTTAATTGTGCAATAAGTTGTAAATTTGCGTTAGTTTTTGTTCCCCATGTACCGGCATTTTCACCAGTTGCTTGAAGTTCTACACCTAATGGTGTGTATGTTGATGCCATAATTTTCTCCTATGCAGCGTCACTATAACTTGTATTTGATCCACTTGCAACATCCGAATACGTATCATTCGATCCTGTCGACACGTTACTATATGATGTATTATCTCCAGTGTCAACATCACCATAAGCAAAGATATCAACTGTTCCAATATTAAATGTAGCAGATTGACCAGTTAATCCAACCTGTATATCAACAGGTGTTATGGCTCCTACACTAGCACTAAAAGATTGACCAGTTAATCCTAATCCCTCTTCTATAGTTAAAGATCCAACAGCAGATGTAATAGATTGACCAGTTAGTTGGGCTACTGCTCCTCCTAGTCCAATTATAGATCCTTGTTGAGATTCTATTTCTTGGCCAGATAAAAATACAACGTCATTTGGTATTGTAACTGTTCCTAAACTAGATGTTATTGATTGACCTGTTAATTGTGCTTCTTGTGAAGATATACCTTGTGCCGTACCTAGCGATGCTGACATAGACACACCAGAAACTAATACAGTTTGATTTGGTGCTTTTGCTGTTCCTTGTGATACAGTTATTGATTGACCTGTAACACCGATCGTCATATCGTTTGGTGTTATTACACCAACAGAAGATGTTATTGCACTTGATGTTAGACCTTGTGTTTGATCTCTTGGTGTTATTGAACCAACAGAACCAGAAAAAGACACACCTTCTATATTTACAGGTACAAATGCTTCTCCTTGTGAAGATGTTATTGATTGACCAGTTAATGAAAGAACAACATCTGGTACATCGACCGTACCTATGCTAGACGTAATTGATAGACCTGTTAATGAAATTGTTTGATCAGAAAGATCGCCCCATCCACCTTGACCACTCCAAGATTGAGCACCCCAACCAGTTTTTAAAGTTGTAGCTTCGTTCCAATTAGCCTGATTCCAGGTTAACCGGCCCCATCCTGAAGTCACCGACATGGTTGACCTCCTACGCTAATCTGATTATCGCGTTACTTGCGTCTGCTGTTGGAAACTCTATTTTAAAAGTTCCGTTACTTGCTGTCTTGTCACCACCAAAAGCAATAATAGCAACAGCATCGGTTGTACTTGAACCACCATTTGTTGTTGTATTATAAATCATTGCACCATTTGCAGTAAAAGAAGCAGAAGAATAAGTCACATCTGAAAAATCTGTAAACGCTGTTGTACTAGATAGTGAGACACCTGAGTTTGTAAGAGTCGCTCCACCTGCAGAGTATGCAGATCCAGATGTATTTGAAATTTCATTTGATGTTGAATAGTCAGTAGTTGCTGCACCCAAAGAAGCAGAACTTGTAAAAAGAGCAATCTTAAAAGTGTGTCCACCTGAAGATTCAAAACTGTGTTTACCTTGTAAAAGCTCTTGTTTAAAGCTTGAACATATTGCTGATGTTATTGCCATAATTAATCTCCTATTACGGTGACGGAGAAGGAACTTGAATACGGACTGTGCCGTCTGTGTAGTCATCCCTTTTACGTCTACCTAGTTGCTCTGCAGCAAACTTCTGTACTTCTTGTTTATACTTTTGTTCATATAATGTCAACATATCCATTGGACCTTTTAAGAAGCCATAAGCTTCTACTAAACATGCATATAATAACCCATTTGGAAAGTTTAAACTAATATAATTAGTGTCATTATTTTCTAAAAGATCTGGAGCCTTATCAAAATGAACTCTAAATCTATATGTAGTATTAGGAACTGGAGCAAAAGCTATACGACCAGATGTGGTATCAGACTCTCCCGTAGCACCACCAAACATAGCATAGTATTTAGGTTGACCTTGTGCTGCAGATGTACCTGTTACATCTTGAAACTCTTGTAAGTAAGTATAATCTTTTTTCTCTAACCATCTATTAGCTCCTGTAGTTTCAGATCCTGCAGTATCATAAACTTGTATACCTCTTATAAATACAGCTCCTGCAGGGCAGTTAATAGATTCTTGTCCAGCAACTAAATTACCTAATTGTTGTTTTCTGTTTGCATCTATTGGAACTTCTCTAAATATTTTGTATTGCGCATTTAAAATAATATTTTCTAAAACAGCATCTGTTAAAACGTTTGAATCTGTTTCAGTATAACTTTTAATTTGTGTTTTTAATCCTGATGCACTTAATCCTGCCATTATGATACTAGTGTTACCGGACCAGCCGATAAATCTCCTCCTCCAATATTTGTACTTGCAGTTGCTGTTCCAGCAGCTGTAAATGTATAATTATTAGCATCAACTTTGGTAATTGTAAATCCTGCAGATTTGTTTATATCTGCGCTTGTTATACCAAAAGAACCCTCACCATTTCTAAATCTAACAGTATCGCTTGTAGATCTACCATGATTTTCTTCAAATACAGTTATGGTTGTAGAACCATTTGTAATTTTAAATGGATTTAAAATTAAAACTCTAGCTACTTCTGGCTCTGTTCTATCAGGTCGTGCATTTAATAAACCTTGTGCATCTGCTGAATGTGATTTTGGTTCTAGTTGTGGATGTTTTTGTTCAAATTCAGATGTGTGAACTCTAGCTCCATTCCATTCAATAACCATTTCTGAATATGGAAATTCCATACCAGATCTATCTGATATAAATTTTGCATATTTACCTGAAGATAATGCCATTATGCCTCCGGATAATAAACTTTAGGACTAATATAAGTACTAGATGATGAGCCGTCCTCTGCTAAAGCTCTTTGTAATTCATCTTCATATAACATTTTTAACATTTGAACTGATTGAGGTGCATTCTTAATTGCAAGATAATATGCTAAACCAGCAACCATACATGGTACAAAACGATAAGGAACATCAGTTGCATTTGTATAATCACCTACATCTTGAATTCTTTTTACATAATAATAGTTTATAAATTTACCTGCTTCACTTGACCCAGGTGTTAAATATAAAGTTATAGTAACTTTATCTATAAATCTTTGAACAAAATATTGTGATGGCTGACCTGTAGAAGTTTTATTAGATAATGCTTGATATTGAGATCTATTTATTTTTGTAAGAGGAGAGTCTACATTAGAGTTTCTAAATGAAGCCTCTAATACATCGTCAACACCATATACAGCCGTTGCATCAGAAGTACCATCACCTGTAGATCTAAACATTGTGTAAACTGCTTGATCTGCAACTAAAGTAATATTGTTATTTGCAACTTCCCAATAGTGTAAACCTCTATTAGCCCATTCTTGAAATAGAATATTAAGAGATCTTCTGGCAGATTTAAGTTGATAACCTGAAACGTTTTGTTGCCCAATACGCTCGTAAGCTTCTTCTATTATTTCATCAATAGAAAAATTTTTATCAAACGTTGCTGTTCCAGAGGTAGTGTTAGCCATTTAACCTCCTACTTATCAATCAATAAAGTAGCTGCATCTATGTTTGTAATAGTAGAAACTTTCATTCCACCTGGAAATAAAATTCCATCTTCAGGAATGTTCATTGAAAAAACATCTCCGTTAGGAACATCAGCTTGAAACAAAGTTGCGCTATCTGTGTTGTCTTGAAGAATTATAGTTCCAGCACCACCTGCATCAGAAGCAAGAACAAGTCCTCTTAGTCTAGTTCTTCCTGCAAATACTGCTCCAGTAGCTGTAACTCTAACTGCTTTTACATCACCCTTCATATTTTTATTCTCCTTAAAATTTAAGTATGGGCCCAAAGGCCCATACTAAATTGATTATTAACTTACTGCCGCGCTAAACGGAGTTGCTGGTGTTCCAGTACAACCTGAAATCACATCAACTTTCCATTTACCTGAAGCAAGTACTGTACATTCGATTTTTGCAAATGTTACACCACCTGTTGTACTACCATTTAAAGTAATAGTATCAGATGTTGAAGCTGTTTCAAAACCAACAACGTTATCAGATGTATCATCAATAAACGTTGCACTTCCAATCATAACATCAGTTGCATTTGCAACTTGTACAACTAAATCTCCAGTCTTCGTAATTGAATTAAAGATTTCAAATTTTGCACCAACATTAGATAGGTTGTTTAAATCAGCGCCTGGTCCTGCAACTGCAGAATCAGAATTTGCATTTGTCGCTGGTAATGTGTAAGTCACCGTCCCTGCTGCATCATTGTGTACAATTTTACCTGAATGGGTAGCAACTGTTAATGATACACTTGAGTCAGCGTCTACAACATTAGCCGGACCTGTAGTAATAAATCCTGCTTTGGATGTTACCGGTCCTTGGAACGTAGTGTTTGCCATAGTGTTATCCTCCTAGTTACGTTTATGTAGTCTCTAGGCCGTCGACTATACGCGTCTACATAAACTTATTTGTATAGTTGTTATTTTATATACTAGATTTTAGTAGAGCGCAAGAGAGCCTACGATGTGAATTGAATTTATTCAACGATGTAGCTTTTTATTAAGTAGCTACTGAAACTTGTGGAGCAGCGTCTTCTATCTTATTTTCTGCATCAGCTTTTCTAGCTTCTGCTAGTTTAATATGGCTAATTACTTCTCTGACTTTTCTGTCAATCTTAACCATATCGAGAGTATATCTACCCTCTTTAAGATGCTCCTGCTCCCATTGAAGATCCAGTCCCTTCTTCTGTGTGTAAAGGGTCTCCAGATGTTGCATTATCGCCTCCATTGATAACCTCCTCATAGGTTATTCTTTGTACTCTTGGGTCCATCATTTCTCCAAGATGTTCCCATTTTATATCACCTTTTCCCAATCTGTCAACTATGGCATTTTCGATATCTACCGGGCCATCTAGACAATTGATTATAAAGTCTGCGTGATATTGGTAAGCGTTGATTTGTACTCTGAAGTTTTTAGGGTGCATTTTTTCTTTCTATTCTTGAAATGAGGCGGGATTGTGTCCCGCCTCAAATTTAATGATTAAGCACCTGGTGATGCGTAGATTCCTCTAGGATCAGATACGCCAAATACGTATCTTTCTCTAGCTTTGTATCTAACATTGCCAGTATCAAAATCGCCTTCCATTTTTGTAGTTAATGGAGCTCTTTCCATATGCTTCATTCCATTTGGTACGTCTGTAGTGATGTAGAACGCATCTGTGTCAGTTAAATAGTGATTAACTGTGTATCCACCAGGAATCATTCCCATAGATACAAGTGCGTTGATATCATTATCAGCAGTTCCAACTCTTTGAGAAGACTTCATAAGTCTTTCAGCAGTGAATTGTAGTGCAGATGGAATGATCATCTTTACAGCTTTCGC